CCAGTGCCGCGATGGCGCTCGACGTGCTAACCCGCTATCTAGGCGGCGAACCGACTGCCGATGCGACGGCGCAGGCGCGAGTTGCCGCGACAACCCTCTCTGCTTACACCCGCTACTATCAGGCCGAAGGTGCCCGCGAGGCTGCCCGCTTCGGCATGGCCCAGGCCAGCCTCTCAAATTCTGAACTGGCTGAATATGTCCGGCTTGCGATGCCGGGTCATGAAGTCAACCAGTTGACCGAGCCTAAGAAGGTCTCCAGTGCGGCGCGTTAGCATTGAGATTCAGGGCGTCGCGCCGTATCTGTTCAACGGCTGGTCGGGTGCCTTGGGCGACAAGGCCCCAGCGAACGTGGAAGAGGAAATAGCGCAGGGTTGGCGGCGGCTGCACAAGAACGGCGAGGGGCTGTTCCTCCCTGCCGCTAACCTGAAGTCGGCCTGGTTCGAGGGCGCAAAGAGCGCCCGGTCTCTGTTCAACCTCAAGCGTAAGGGCGGCGCGGGCATCGCCCAGTACATTCGCTCCGGCACGTTTATCGACCCTGCGGAGATACTCTTCGGACGGGAGGACGCCGACGGACTCCATGAGAAGATGGGGCGCATCCCACCGGGGCCAAAAGGCAAGGCTGTCCTCCTGCGCCGCCCTATCCTCAACGAGTGGCGGCTGGCATTCGATGTACTGGTACTCGATCCGTTGATGACCGACGACGAGTTGCGCATATCGCTGGAGACGACGGGGCGGTACATCGGCATCGGCGGACACCGGCCTGAATATGGCCGGTTTGAGGTAACGAAGTTCGAAGCCATGCGCGGCGCAGCATAGCGCGGCAAGGCGAGGCATAGCCTAGCCGAGCGGAGCTTAGCATGGCCAAGCCGAGCAAAGCGATGCAGAGTTCAGAGCCAAGCGTAGCGTAGCGGAGCTAAGCCGGGCCGATCATAGCCTAGCCGAGCGCAGCCCAGCGAAGCGAAGCGTGGCGATGCAATGCGAAGTTCGAAGCCGAGCATAGCGAAGCGCAGCCTAGCGCAGCCGATCGCAGCGGAGCTCAGCGAAGCTTAGCAGAGCAATGACTTGACATCCTGAACCGCATAACCGCATAATCTAGCCAACTGAATACAGGGCCGTAGAGTTCTTCGGAACCAGAGCCCGTTTCTAGAGCGTCTTAAGACGCCCGGAAGCGGGCTTTTCTATTGCCCTGGAGGAACCTGAATGGACAAGTGGATAACGGCCCCAGTCGAGTTCAAGGACGACGCTGCGGGCACGATACAGGCCGCGTTCAGCGTGTTCAACACCATCGACTCTGACGGCGACGTGGTGAAGCCGAGCGCATTCAAGGATGGCCAGGAAGTGCCGATGGTCTGGTCGCACAAGTGGGATAACCCCATCGGCAAGGGCACCGTGAAGGTGAGTCGCAAACAGGCGGTGTTCGACGGCGCTTTCTTCCTGGACACCGACGCCGGCATGGAAGCCTACAAGACGGTCAAGAACATGGGCGCGCTCCAGGAGTGGAGCTTCGGCTTCCGCGTCCTGGAGGACGAAGAGGGGGAGTTCGACGGGCAGCGCGTCCGCTTCCTCAAGGGGCTGGAGCTGTTCGAGGTGAGCCCCGTCCTAGTCGGGGCCAACCGCGAGACCCGCACGCTGGCGATCAAGGGCGCGGTGCCGGACCTGAGCGCTATCAAGGACATGATGAGCGAGATGCGCGGCGCGATGGGCTCGATGCGTACCGCGATGGGGCGCATGGAGCGGGCGATGGGAATGGAGGAGGAGGGCGCCGAGGGAGCCGAGGACAAGGGGGCCATCGCGGCCCACACAACCCCGAAGGACGCGGACGCGACCTGGGATGGCCCCGCCGAAGTCTCAAGGATGCCCAATACGGCTAGCGTTCTGCGCGCGAAACACGCTTGGGTCGACCCTGATGGGGATGCCGATGCGAAATCGTCCTACAAGTTCCCGCACCACCCAGCGGGCTCTAGTGTCGCCATCCGTGCGGCGGTGAACAACGCGAAGGCGCGGCTGTCCAGCGCCAACATCCCCGAAGGCGATAGGGCTGGTGTCCTGCGCCACCTGAACGGCCATTTTCCCAGCGAATCAACATCTGAACCGGGCGACGGAAAGCAGTTGTCCGAGGACGACATCAACGAACGCCGTGAGTTACTGCAGCGCGAACAGATGCGGCAGGCGCTCCGCCAAGAGCTAGCGAGAACAAACTAAGGAGGTAGACAGTGGCAACAGCCACCGAATTGAGAAATGAGGCTCGTGACCTTCTGGGACGGGCCATGAAGGCCCTGGAGGACAAGGACAACGAGTCCTACCGGGCCATCTGGGGCGAGTACCAGACGAAGGACAAGGAGGCCGATGAGGCCGAGCACCAGGAGCAGGTCGTCAAGGCCGCCCTGGAGAAGTACGACCCCGCCAGCGAAGTCCGCAACCCGACGGACGCGCTCGTGAAGGGCCAGGACCCGTCCGAGGCCAAGAGCGGCGTGTACCTCCACAAGGAGGGGGCCACCGGCGACTCTTCGGGCAACTTTGAGGTCATCCCCTTTGCCAGCGAGAAGTCCGAGGGCTGGATCAAGGGCTACCCTGCCTCCGTCCAGCACCCGGCCATCATCCGCCGCCTGACGCCTGAGCTGAAGGTTGCGGCGCAGCAGGAGAACGACTCGTTCATCAAGTACATCCGCTACGGCCTTCGCGCGCTCAAGGGCGACGAACTGAAGGCCCTGAACCGGCTGCGGGAGAAGGCGCTCCAGGAGGACACGGACAGCGAGGGTGGTTTCCTGGTTCCGACCGACCAGCGGACAGCGATTATCCTTGCACGGGGCGTCCCTGCCGGCGTGACCCGGCCAATCTCCACCGTCCTGACCACGACCCGTGACGCCGGCACCATGCCCGCGTCCACGGACGACGTGACCTGGGCGGCGGTGGCGGAAGAGGCGGCTGCATCCGAGAGCAACCCGACGTTCTCTGAGGTCCCCTTCACCATCAAGAAGTTCATGAGGATCAACAAGGTGTCCTCGGAGCTTCTGGAGGACTCGGCGGTGGACATCGGAGCTCTGCTGACGGGGATGTTCACCCGGTCGCTGGGCCGCTATGAGGACCAGCAGGCCATCGAGGGCGACAACTCCACGGAGCCGCTGGGGCTCAGGACCACTGGCGCCGCCCAGGGCAACGTCGGCGACATCACCGACCTCCTGACCCTGGCCGGCCCGACCGTGGTGGAAATCCTGGCCGCGTTCTACGAGCTTCCCGCGCAGTGGCGGGCGAACGCGACCTGGCATACCACCAGCTCCTTCATGGGGCTGATCGCCAGCATCGGCTCCACCGCCGCTGGTATCCACGTCTTCCAGGAGCTGCTGAGCGCTGAGCCCAGTCCCCGGCTTCTGGGCCGGCCTATCGTCTTCTTCGACGGCACAGGCTGGGACAACGGCGCGGCGGTGGGTGCCAACGAAGAGGTCGGTGCCATCGGCGACTTCTCCATGTACTACTTCGTCGACCGCGTGGGCATGAGTATCCGCCGGCTTGACGAACTGTTCATGGCGAACGACCAGGTGGGCTTCGCGGCGCGGGTGCGCTACGACTCCCTGTTCGCCGAGAACGACGCATTCAGGATCATCAAGGGCGCCGCCAGCTAGTGACGGCTAAAGGGGAGCCCGCCACTGGCGGGCTCCCCGCCAACTTGAAACAAGGAGGGAACATGGGCGCAAGAATGAGCCCAGTACACAACCCGATAGCCGCGATTGCCGCCGCGCCGTCGGTGCTGCCGCAATCTTCCGGTGCTGCAACCCTGAACGGTGTCGGTGTGGACATCGCGGGCAAGCGCGGCTGCTACGTGGTCGTGACTTCCGGGGCGCTAACCGGGCTAGCTACCGTCGCGGCCTACATGCAGGACTCGGCAGATAATAGCACCTTCGCCAACGTCAACACGACCACTTACCCAGACGCCACTCTGGCCGCCTCCAACTCCGCCAATGCCTCGCGAGAGATGTGGGTCCGCAAGGACCAGGTAGCCCAGTACGTCCGTGCGGTGGTCGTTGTGGCGGCCAACACGGCGCTGGTGAGCGCGATTACCCACACGTACTAATGCGAGTGCAGGTTCTCAAACAGGCCGACATTCGCATCGGCGGCGAAAAGCGGGCGCTATTCGACGGGCAGGTGTACGACCTGCCCGTCGACGCCGCCGGGGAGCTTATCGCTACGGGTAAGGCGGTGAGCTTGGAGCCTACGTTTCAAGAGACTGCTGTGGACCACTCTGGGCGGGTTGAGAGTGAAACGAAGCCCGTCGAAGAGAAGGCGGTCGAAGGGCCGCCGGAAGACAAGGCGCTGAAGCCGCAACGGAACAAGCGCCGCAGAAGGCGAGGGTAGCTATACGCGCCACACATACATAGCCACGCCCATCTGGCGATACTACGACGTTCGAGCGGCGCATTCCCTTGTCGCTGCCATCGCGTCGCGGGTGCCGGACGATGATATTTATTGGGAGAGCATCGACGGCGATGCTCTGATTTCGCGCACCCGCAGCCAACTCGCCACGAAGTTCATCTCGGAGCCCGAACTCAAGGACTTCGACGTGATGGTCATTCTCGATGATGACGTGCAGTTCTGGCCGGATGACCTGTTCAAGCTGACGCGCCTGGCGCGGGAGAAGCAGGAGCCGGTTGGAGGAATCTACGTCACCCGCTCAAGGGAGCCGCACCCTGCATCGCTGTTCTGGCCGGGGCAGAAGATGACTTTCGGGCCAGGGCAGGAGCCGACGCCCGTGCGCTACCTAGCTACGGGCTTCATGGCCATCCCCAGGCCCGTGGTTCAGGCGATGCTTGATCACCCGTGCTTCCAGACGATTCACGGTGCGGAGCCTATCGTCTTCTGCGAGCAGGGCGTCGGGGACATCCCGATGTATGACTTTTTCCGCCCGTTCTGCATCGACGAGGGTGTGACCCTAAAGGCGGCTGGCTACAACGTCGAAGACAAGCGTATCCATTACTTGTCTGAAGATTGGGCGTTCTGCGAACGTGCCCGCCAGTGCGGCTTCCAAATTTGGGCCGACCCCAGCATTGTCCTCCAGCATCGCGCGGTCGTCTCGGTGACCGTCGCTGACTTGGGGGTGCGTCACGGGATGCTCTCTGAGAGTGGGGCGGCGGGCAAGGGGAGGTCTGTGCTGGCTGTACCCGGCAAAGACGGCGGTTCCGAACAAGAGGTGTTGGTGGCGAAGACGTGAGCCTGAACACGAAGAGCGCGGCACCGCTATTGAAGCGGCCAAAGAGCCGTTTCGCGCGCATGCAGGCTGCGGAGTTGGCGTGGTGGAAGGCGTTCCTGGAGCATCCCACGGCCAAGCAAAGGATGTGGGCGCTCTACGGAGCCCGTTACTACGGCTTCTTCTGGAAGGAGTTGCACGACCTCGGCACGGTGGTCGAGATCGGCGCTGGGCCGCTGCCCGTTATCGAGGTTGGGATTGCCCACGTCGCCGTTGCCGTCGACACCCTCAGCGAGCACTATGTGGAAGCGGGCCTGACCGATTGGCGGTCCTGGGCGGATATTGAGGAGATACCCGACGGCTACGCCGACACGGTGCTTCTGCTCAACGTTTTGGATCACACCGATAAGCCTGAGCAGTTGATAGCCGCGGCCCTTCGCATCCTCCAGCCTGACGGCAAGGTTCTGGTGTTCGTCCATCTGGGCCAGGAGGACGACAAACACGGGCTGGTGACGAAGGCGGACTGCGACCGCTGGCTCAAGGGCTTTGAGGTTGAACGAGCGGAGATTCTGGCGCGGGCTGAGTTCGACCCGCCCGCCTACGCTGCTGTGGCGGTGAAGCATGGCTAACAACTGGTATGCCACCAGAGAACAGGTAAAGCTCGCTACCGACATCAAGGGTTCGGACAACGACGCCCAGGTAGACCGCCATATAGACGCGGCCTCCCGCCATATCGACCGAATCCTGGGGCTGCGTGAGGGCGTGTTCATCCCCAAGACGCAAACCCGCAACTTCAACTGGCCGCAGGACGGGGACGTTGCGGACCGGAACCGCAACGGCTGGACGCTGTACCTCGATGAAGGGCTAATCTCCATCTCCGGAGTGACCCGTGATGGGGATACGGCGACGGCTATCCCCTCCGCTGACATCTTCCTTGAGCCGGCCAACGAGGGGCCGCCCTACACGCGGCTGGAGCTTGACCGCTCCTCGACCGATGCCAACGCGACGTTTGCCAGCACCATCTCTACCACCAACCAACGGGCGGTGCGTGTGGCGGGCTCTTGGGGTTACGGGAACGCCACCGAGGCGGCTGGTACCGTCTCTTCGGGGCTGGCGTCCGATGCGGCTGCGACAAGCTGTGTCTGCTCCAACTCCTCGCTGATTGGGGTTGGCGACACGCTCCTAATCGAGACCGAGCAGGTGTTCGTATCGGGGCGGGCGTTCGCGGCGCTGGGCGCGATTCTCGTGAACGACGTCGGCATCACCGCTGACATCACCGACACGACCATTACCGTTGACGGCAGCCACGGGCTTGTTGCTGGGGAAATCATCAAGCTCGAATCCGAGGAGATATATATCACCAGCGTCGCCACCAACGTCCTCTCCGTCATTCGTGGCTACAACGGGACGGCGCTGGCCGCCCACGCCGACGATACCGCTGTTCAGGTGGCTCGCACCTTGACCATCGTGCGCGGCGTCAACGGGACAACAGCAGCGGTCCACGCCAACGCTACGGCAATCAGTAAGTACGCCGTGCCGGAGGACATCACCGAGTACGTTATCGCCCGCGCCATCCACACGCTGCACCAGGACGAAGGCGGCTGGACGGGCGTGATCGGGACGGGGGAGAGCACCGTTGAGATGCGAGGACGGATTCTCAGCCAGATGGAGGCGGCGCTCATGGTCAAGTATGACCGCCCGCTGGCGAGGGCGCTGTGAATATATGGATTGGAAGCTGGTTCATGTCCCTGATAGTTCTCGCTTTACCGTGGCTTGTGATGGGGCAGCCAACCACAGCACTCATAACGGCGGCCCTTGTCTCAGTGCCGTACCTTCTTGGCTGCGGAGTCCTTCTGTTTATAAATGATACGTGGCGCTGGTTTTGGATAGCGGCGACCAGATGGTGGGTGCTGTGAACCTAACCGTTAAGGTTTCCGGCCCCTTCTTCCAGCTTGGCCCTGGGCCAGTGCTGAACTCCCTGCACGACGCCATACAGGAAACCGTGCTCACGGGCGAGGCCGAGGGCGTCCGCATGGCTCAACCTAGAGAACGCGGGGGCGTGTTCCACTCCGGCGCCTACGCAGCGGCCCACGGCTACCGCCACACGGGGCACTACGCACGCTCGATTCACGGACGCATGACAAGCACCCTGAACGGGGTCATTAGCGATTCAGGCGTCGTGTATGGTCCCTGGCTTGAGGGCGTCTCCTCGCGCAACCAGGCCACGCGGTTTAAGGGGTACGCCATCTTCCGCCGGACCCGCGATAAGCTGCAACGTCTGTCGCGGGACATACTAGACAAGCACGTCAAGAAGGCGCTGGGGAAGCTGCGCTGATGGCCTTCGATCCGAAGGGTCTGCTCCAGAAGACGCACAGCTTTCTCTCCGCGTCGGCGCGGTTCCCCGGCGGCGTGACAGTCGGGGAACCGAAGGCACCGCCAACCGCCCTTGCCGCTGCCGTATTCCTGTCGTCCATCAGTATCCCGGAGACGACGCTCACTTACGCTCAGGCGCGGCTCAACCTCATCGTGCGGTTCTACGCCGACGCCTTCGCCGAGCCTCTGGAGAACACGGAGATGGTGATGGGGGCGGCTGTCTTCGAGCTGATAGAGGATTTCTGCGGCGACTTCAACTTCAGCGACGCTAACGTGCGGAACCTCCGGCCCACCGACCTCACCGTAACGTTCGGCTACCTACAACTAGGGACAGACGTGGCGAAGATGTTCCGCATTGCCGACATCATCATCCCGCTCGACGTTAACGACGTGGCGGTGTTCGCATAGGAGACTGAATATGGGGAAATTTGCCAGCCGCGACCCGACGATGCTTCTAGGAACGAGCCTCTGTGAAGACTTGGGTCTCGATCCGAAGCAGGTAAAGTCTGTTGCTTTCAGAGCCTGCATCAATGAGGCCCCGGTCGTCACGGTGGAATTCTATCCCAATAAGGAAGGGCAGATCAGCGTCTTGCGCCAATTCAAGATAACGGCGGCGGAAATGACCCCGCCGTCCGGCGGAGATGAGCGATGACTAAACAATCCGGCCTCGGAGATAACTTCTACGTAGGCGGTAGCGACCTGTCCGGCGACGTGGGGGCGATACAGACCATCCGCTCCTCGGTGAACCCGCTGGACGTGACCGCTATCGACAAGAGCGCGCACGAGCGCATCTTCGGCCAGTACGACGGCGAGATTAGCTTTAACAGCTTCTTCAACGATGCTGCCCTGGCCGAGCACGCGGAGCTGAAGTTGCGCCCAACGGCGGACACGCTCGTCTCCTACTTCCGGGGCACGACGCTGGGCAATGAGTCGGCCTGTCTCACGGGCAAGCAGATCAACTATGACCCGACGCGGAGCGCGGACGGCGGGCTAATCTTCAGCGTCCAGGCGCTCTCGAACGCCTACGGCTTGGAGTGGGGCAAGATGCTGACGGCTGGGAAACGGACTGATACGGTGGCTACCGCCCCAGCCACAGGCGTTGATTTCACGGATGTATCAACCGCCTTCGGGATGTCGGCGTACCTCCACGTCTTCTCATTCACCGGTACCTCCGCCACCATGCGGATTCAGGATTCGGCGGATAACTCAGCCTTCGCCAACATCACGGGGCTGAACGCGTTCACGGCTGCTACCGGCTCGACTTTCGAGCGCATCGAGACCGACACGCTGGCGCGGACGATTAGGCGTTATCTCAAGGTCAACACAACGGGCACGTTCAGCGAATGCACATTCGCCGTGGTGGCAGTCCGCTACTACGCGGCAGATCGGGCTCTGTAAAACAACGGATTCAGTGAAGGAGGGTTAGAACTTGGCTAAAGAAGCCGGCATGGGCATGACCTGCACCGTCGATGACAGTGGCGGTACGGGTCGGGACATCTCGAACGACGTGACCAGTATCACGATCAACACTCCATCCGGGGTTCAGGACGTGACGGGCATCGACAAGAGCGCGATGGAGCGCCTGCTGCTGCTCGGTGACGGGTCGGGCACCATCAACGGCGTGTTCAACGACGCCGCCACTACGGGCTCGCACACCGTCCTGAAGAACTACCGGACGATTCTGGCCGGTCAGGTCGGGCGGACGCTGGCAATTGCCATCAGCGGCCAGACGCTATCGATGGAAGTCATCTTCACGAGCTACGACCTGAACCGCGCTGCGGACGGGTCGCTGACCTTCTCGGCACCGTTCCAGCTCTCGAATGGGACTGTTCCGGCTTGGAGCTAGCGGTCATCGTAGTACGGAGAGAATGGCGGTGAGCCACCTAGATAGCCAGCCTCCGCGCAGGCATCGCCCATCGCGAACTGCATCAGCGCTTTGTCGCTGGCTGTGGCGTTGGGTACGAGTTCTGACACCACCAGCCAGTAATCTGGCTTGCACAGCAAGTCAGGATCGCCGCCCTTCAGACTTGAGCGAGCCTGATCCAAGAATGCGCCATAGAGTTGCTGGCGCACGTCTGACTCTGCGCTCTCGGAGGACGGCTGCCCATCCTTCGGCGAAGGGGCTGGCCGCGTGACCTCATTACTAGAACCCAGGAGGCCGATAGCGACGATCACGGTGACGAGCAAGCGCCGCCCGAACTAGCGCCGCGCCAATCGGTAAGCATTTCCCCCCTCCTTTCAGGGGCAATCAGTATAACACCGGAGGCAACATGGTGACGAAAGCGAAGCCGCGGACGGCGGATAACGGCCATTTGCCGCGCCTCAAGATGCCTGTCAAGGTCGTTCGGCTCTCCTTTGATGAGGACGGCTATCCCGGCTTCCTATGCGACCGGCGCACGAACCTGCCCATCGGGACAAACCGCCAACTTTCCGAGGCCGCCGAGGGCGGCGACGAAACGCCCTACCGCACGCTGCTGCTCGAAGTCTTCCCGTGGTGGAACTTCGCAGACACTGAGGGCAATGAGATACCTCATACGGCGGAAGGGTTCGACCTGATCCCCGACGACTTGCTGGTCGCCATGTTCCGGCGGGGGGCTGAAGCGCTTCGGGAGGCGGTGATGCCTGTCCCTTTAGGAACCGGATCATCGGACGCGCCCAGCGAGAACGGGCTGGAGTCCTGACCGATGAGGACAAGGACATTTCGCTCTGTTACGGCGAATGGGCACTCCGCACGGTTGCCCAGCACTACGGGCGGCCCTGGTGGGAGCTGCTTGAGATACCCGAAGACTGGATGGCCGAAGAGGCTGAGTTGATAAAGGTGCACGGCGAGATAGCGGCGATGGAGAAGTAAGTGGCGAACGTAGTCCAGATTCTCGTCCAGGGGCAGGACCAGTTCTCCGGCACCGCCCAGAAGGTGCGTGCCGAGGCTCAGGGTCTGGGCGGGAGGATGAGCAGCCTCAAAACAACGGTGCTGGGCGTCGCGGCTGGCTTCCTTGCCGCTCAGGCCAGCATGGCGGGCGTCCAAAGGCTGCTATCATCCACCATCGGTGCCGCTGCTGCTTACGAACATCAACTCGCCGTCATCCGCGCCCTGACTGGGGCGACGAAGGGCGACACCGACAAGCTCGACGTGGCGATCAAGAAACTCACGCAGACGCTACCCAAGAGCCCGCAAGAACTCGGTGCGGGGGCCTACTTCATCCTGTCGTCCGGCATCAAGGACGTGGATACGGCGATGAAGGTGCTGGAGCTTTCCGCGAAGGCGTCCACGATTGGCCTGGGAGACACGGGGGTTGTGGCCAGCGTGCTTACCTCCGTCATGAACGCCTACCAACTTGGGGCCGAGGACGCCGCGAAAGCTACCGACACGCTGGTCAACCTTGTCAAGCTGGGCAAGGGCGAGCCCACTGAGTTCGCTCAGTCGCTCGGCTTCGTCATTCCCATAGCTGCTCAGATGGGGGTTGAGTTTGAGCAGGTGGCTGCTGTCTTGGCCACCATGACGAACACTGGTCTGGGTGCCTCGGAGGCGGTGACCGCCCTCCGAGGCGTTTTGTCGCAGATTCTCAGTCCATCGGAGGCGGCGCGGGAGACGTTCGCTGCGCTCGGCTTTGATGTTGAAAAGTTCCGCGAGGAGATAGACACCAATTTCGTTGGGGCGATGGCAAGGCTTTCGGCCTCCGTGGGCGACAACGAGGAGGCGTGGGCCGCTCTCTTTCCGGAAGTGCGCGGCATGATCGGTGCCATGTCCGCCTTCGGGAACCAACTCCCGCAGACGGAACAGAACCTCGTGGATATGGCGCAAGGCGCAGGCGTACTCGATAAGGGGCTTAAGGAAGTCTCCGATACGACACAGTTCAAAACACAGATAGCGATGAATAACTTCAACGTCGCTTTGATGCAGCTGGGGCAACGGGCATTGCCAATAGCGACGGGTGGCCTCATTGGCCTAACGGTGGGGCTCAAGGGCTTGTCGTCGGCGGTGTCGGCGGCCAGCAGGGGCGTGGACTTCCTTGGCCAAAGCTCTAGGGGACTGAAGGCTGCACTCTCCGCTGCTGGGCTGGGCGTGTCTATTTTGCTTGGTCCTATGGCTCTCGCTATTGCTGTGACGGGGCTCCTCGGCCTCAACTTCCGAACGGTATCCTCCATTTTCAACCGCGTAGTTCGGCCGGCGTTCAATGCCCTCGCCGGTAGCGTCATCTTCCTGATACACCAGGTTGAGCGGCTCGTTGGTGCGATCAAGAAAATCAAGTTCCCGAAGATGCCCGACCTGACGCCGGGGTTCAGCCTTCCGGGCTTCAAGCAGCACGGCGGTGTCATCAACACGCCCCTTACGGTCGTGGGTGAGCGGGGGCCGGAGCTGCTCGCGGGCGGTATGGGTGCTCGCGTCTTCTCCAACGCTCAGAGCCGCCAGATGCTTGCTGGCGCGGGCGGCGGCGGTTCGTCCATCGTCCTGAACTTCAATTTCACCGGCCCCATCCTCGGCGACCAAGCCCAGGCTAACCAGTTCGTCCAGTGGGCGCTTCCCGCCCTACGGAGTGCGCTGAGATGACCGTCACCAACACCGTGACGTTGGACCTGGACGGCGATTTCACCTACGAGGACACCATCACGTCCGACGTGCTATCGGGCAGCATCCGTCGGGGCCGGAACCGCGACCTGTCCCAGGCCAACGTCGGGACGCTCAACCTTGTCCTACGTAACGAGGATGGGCGCTATTCGCCCCTGAACAGCAGCTCCGCCATCTACCCCGACTTTCACCCCGGCATAGGCGTCCGGGTCACTGTGGACTCGCAGAACCGCTTCACGGGGTTCGTTCGCGCCATCACCCAGAACCCGACGATACAGCACTCCGTCCGAGTAGAGTGCTTCGACTGGCTGGGCATTCTTGGGCGCACGGACGTATCCCAACCCCTGATGCGTGACGTTCAGACCGGCATCTATATCAACCGCATCGCTGACCTGGCGGAAGTCAGTGAACTCGTCACCAACCCTCGTTTCCGTGACGACACGACAAACTATGCAGGGCTTTCCGGTGGCACCATCACCCGCATGACGACGGGCAAGACGCTGGAGGGCGGGACGGCGGGGCGCGTTGTCTCTGGCGGGGCTAGCCAGGGCGTCCGCTACACCATCACGGCTGCGACTGCGGCGGGCCAGAAGGTTCAGGCCTCCGTCTACGTCTGGGCCGACGACGACGCCTCCGTCGGCGACACCTGCACGCTAGGGATCACCGACAACCTCGGCTCACGCGGTACGGCGACCGTCACCCTTTCCCATCTCCCCCAGCGCATCACCGTGTCGGGGACGTACGACGCGGGCTCCACCGCTCGCTATCTGGACGTGACGACCACCACATCCTCTAACTTCCGTATCGGCGTCCTGCACTGTGTCGCCTTCAGCAACGCTATCCCCCGGTCGGTGGACGCCGGCGTGATGTTCTTCGGCTATGTTGGCCCGCGACGGGTGAGGGCGCTGAGCGCGATCCAACAGGCAGCGGAAGAGGAGCTGGGCGGGCTGGTGTATGTCGACCGTTCCGGCACGCTTGTTTTCGAGGAGAGAGACCACCGCTGGGAGAGCGACCACCTGACCAGCCAGGGGACCATCGACGAAGCGATGATTGACCTCACGTACGAGGAGAGCATTGAGGATTTAGTTGGGCTGGTGGAGGTCGATTTCACCGACTGGGAATTGGGCGACCCGCTGACCACCATCTTTAGCCTCTTCCCCGTGCCCAGAGCTATTAGCCCCAACGGGACGCTGACGCTGAATATCGACTACGGGGCCTTCGCCCGCGACGTGGTGAAGCCGGTGGCGAACACCGACTACACCATCAATGCCAACCGCGACGGTGGCGGCGCCGACGAATCAGGCAACGTCACCCTGGCATTTGAGGATTATGGCGGTGGCGCGCAGGCCATCTTCACCAACACCGTTGCCCGGACCGTATTTCTCACGACGTTCGGGATTCGGGGCACCCCCGTCCGCATCGCCAGCGACACGCCGGAGGTGACGTACACGCCTACGGGTGCGCCGCGCTTCGCCTCCAAGCTCGCGCTCAACTACAGCCTGATGGACTCTCGCGCCCACGCCGATAGCTGGGCCACCTATCTCGGTGACAGGTACGTGACGCAGCGTGAGCGGCTTCCTGTGGCGCTTGTGAACAAGACGGCGGCGATGACGACCCAGCAGGTTTCGCGGGAAATCTCAGACCGCGTGACTATCACCAACGACAACACCGCCTACTCGGCGAAGGTGAACGGGGCCTACTATATCGACGCCATCAATGAGCAGATATCGGCGGGGGCGACCCTGTTGCTAACGACCTGGGAGGTGGTGCCCGTGGACGCCTCGATGTTCATCCTTGATTCCTCGGCCCTTGATGGGGCGGACGTGCTAGCAGTATGAGTACCGACGACTGGACGACGCCAGCCGATTTCCCAGTCGGTACGCTCTCGCGGGCGACCTTGAATATTCAAGTCCCGCAGAACATCCTCGCTCTGTTCAACGCTGTCGCTGGCGACGTTCAGGCGACGGGCGAAGTCATCCCCCAGATCAAGGTTGGGACGAACGCCGCCCGTCCGGCTGCGGGGAACTCTGGGCGCTGGTACTACGCCACGGACGACCCAAAATGCATCTACATCGACGACGGGACGAACTGGCAGATTGTCGGCGGCGCCGTCCCGCACTGCCGCGTAACCAATTCAGGTAGCGTGACCATCGGCTATGACACCACACAAGCCGTCGCCTTCAACACCGAACGCTGGGACAACGATGGGATGCACGACAACGTCACCAATAACACGCGCATAACCATCAACAAGGCTGGGCTCTACGACATTGGTGGCTGCGGAGCCTGGGCAGATGTTGCCGGTGGGATTCGCCAGTTAGGAATCCGGCTCAACGGGACTACCCAACTAGTAGTGAACAACCTGCCTATACCCGCCTCAAACGGCGTCCCTGTCCAGAACCTCTCTTGCCACTACCGCTTCGCCGCCACAGATTACATCGAGATGACCGCTTACCAAAACCGTACGGCGGGAACTACTACCACATTAGATAAGGCAGCCAACTACAGCCCGGAGTTCTGGGCAACGTTCATAGGGGTCTAATGGCTATCCCCCGCGAAGACCCCCTGAAGCGGCAGATCGCCGCTACCGTCAGGGAGACTCCCGCCCGCGGCATCCGGCCCCAGAAGCAGGTCGAGGGCGAGTCCGTCGGAGATCACGAGGACGCTACTAACCCGCACCCTGGATATATCCTCGATGGCGATTTCGTGGACGCTGAAGGGTTCATGCGGAAGGTTGCCGCTGGCATCTACACGGTCCATAAGAGCAACCTGGCCGGAACGGCAGCGCCTACGGCCAACGACGACGCGAGCGCTGGCTACAGCGTGGGTTCTGTTTGGGTTTACGGAACGTCCTTCTACGTCTGCACTAACGCCGGCGTCGGAACTGCCAACTGGGAGGACTTGACAAGCGCCGGGGCGACCGACGGCGACGCCATCCATGACAACGTAGCCTCTGAAATCTCGGCCATCACGGAGAAGGTGACGCCGGTCAACGCCGACCTGCTGCTTATCGAGGACTCAGCGGCGGGCAACGCCAAGAAACGTGTACAGGCTGGCAACCTGCCCGGCGGCGGGACCCACGCCAGCAGCCACGCCGAAAGCGGCTCAGACGACCTTGTCGGACAGAACATCAACGTCCGTCGTCTAAAGATTGAGGATACGGACGGCACGCCGACCGATGACCTCATCCTGAAGGTTCTCGATGCCATCCTCTACGTTCGCAACAGCGCCGATAGTGCGACTGGTGACGCCGTATTCCGCAATTTCTACATGCTCTCTCCCGATGTCAACGGGGTCCTCTTGAAGTGCGCGGGAATCGGTGGATTGCTACAGATTCGGGCTGGAGATGACACAGAGGTTGGCAACGTCCTGGTCAAGACGGTCTCGACTGACACTGTTGGCGAACTCACGGGGGCTAACGGCGTCAACGTCGATGGGCTGCTTATCAAGGATGGCGCTCACGCACAGATAACAGGGACATCGGACCTGCACACTGAATATCAGAAGGAGTCCGAGAAGAACGCGGCCAACGGCTACGCTGGGCTGACAGCGGGCACCAAGCTCAACCTCGCCCAGATGCAGGAGGTTATGGCCCATGCCGACCTGACGGACTCTCCTGCCGACGCTCATCACAATGAGGCGCACGGCATCGCTGCTCACACCGCCCATGCTACGTGGAAGGTGCTCTACACCGACGGCTCCGGCGACGAACAGGAGTTGTCTCTTGGCGCTGCTCCCTCGGCCACGCTGGGCCATACCTATCTTCGCAGCGCAGGTGTCTCCAGCGCGCCTACGATGGCAGAGGAGATGAAGACTATCTCCCTTACAGTGGAAGACCCGACGAACGCGGAGGACATCTCCATCGCCTTCTTCTTCCAAGCCGTAACGGTGAGGGAAGTCCAGTGTGTCGTCGTGGGCTCCGCTACACCATCCGTCACCATCAACCCCAAGCACGCTACCGACCGGAGCGCGGCGGGCACGGCGCTTTTGAACGCGGCGACGGCTATCACCAATACCACGACGGGTCAGAACTTGACTTCGTTCACGGACAACACGTTGGTTGCCGATTCCTTCCTTTGGTTGGAGACCACAGCCCAAAGCGGAACGGTGGACGAACTTCATATCACGATACGGTACACGGTGGACTAATGGGCCGCTTCTACGTCTGTCCGATCATTGGTACTGGAGTAGAAGGCGATCCCTACCGCCCGGCGATAGCCGACAAGGTGCAGGGAAAGTGGACGGCCTGTATAGATAACGTCCCGCGCGGTCAAGTCAATGAGGGAAGACCGCGCCACAATTGGACGGTTCTCTGGGCTGAAGCGGTGGACTGGAGCCTGGCGGACGCCGACTCAAACATCCTCAAGCTAGGTGACCGCACGGCGGACCCCGCTATCCTCTCAAGGAACGTGCCCAACAGCATCAAGACGAAGCTAGTGCAGCGCGGCGTTCTGACCCTGGCCGAAGCCGCACTTGTCACGACCGTGCGAAGCCTCTTGAGGCTTCTCATCAAGAAGCACTATTCCTATGCCGATGAGACGAGATTGCCAGAGGGTGCATGACGACGATAGTTAGCGACACCTTCACGGGCTCGGACCCTTCCACCATCTTCACTGACACGTTCACGGCAGGCGCTAACCAGAACTTAGAGGCGCACACCCCAGACACGGGGACTTCTTGGACTGAATTATGGGCGACGACTGCGGGCGTCGGCTGGAATGTCTTTGCCGCCACGGACAGGTGCGGTCAACAGACCGCCGCAAATTCAGGTGCAATCTATACCGCCGATGCCACTTACCCCACGGCTGATTACGACATCACCTGTACGATGTTTAACCTTCTGACCAGTGTCAATCAACCTATCTACCTCCTCGTCAGGGTCCAAGACCAAGAGAACATGTATGCTGTTGGTTTGTGGCGACAGGGTGGCACTAACACCTGTCGCCTGTACAAGAAGCTCGCTGGGGTGTGGTCTGCGCTGGGCCGTGCTTTCGCCCCGCCTGCGAATGGCTCCGTCATCAAGTTGGAGATACACGGCGACGTTCTGAGCTTCTACGATGACGGAGCGCTTATAGCCTTTGCTCGTGACACAGATATTACGGCGGCGGGTAAGGCGGGGTTAGCTTGTGGCGGCGGAACGGAACTGGTGACATCTACAGACGGCGCAGGTCTCAATAATCTGTTGGATAACCTCTCCGTCAACGTTGTGACCACGCTCATGAGCCACACGCCGGATGTCGGCGGGGTATGGGAGACTTTCAGCACCGGCGGCTACGCGTCTATTATCAAGACCAATCGCTGCCAAAGTCACCAATCTGCCCCGGAAGGGCGGCATTGCCGGAATCTTGGTGACCCCGCTACCGCCGAATATGATGTTTCCGCTGACATCACGCTTGGTACTGCTGACATCGGGGCGCTCTATACCCTTTTAGGGCGAGTGACCCCCACAGGGCAATTCGATGCCGATGTAGACCGCTACGTTGCTTACTATCAGCACCACTCTACC